CGACTCTAGCTTGCTCATCATTGATGACTTCCAGTCGCTCGAGTCCGTGCGGCTTGTGAACCCCGACGGGACGCTCATCCGCACGCTGACGCTTGGCACCGATTACCTGCTCTACCCGATGAACTCCCTGCCGATCGTTGGGCTGATGCGGGTCTGTGGGCGCTGGGGCGATACGGCCGGCGGGGTTTCTGTGACGGGCAATCCGGGCTACTGCCAGACGGTCCCCGGAAACATCCACAAGGCGTGCATCGAGGAAGTCATTCGCGGCATTCGCGGCGGCTCGGCAGGCGTTGACGACCGTCTCGGCACTGAGCCGTTCGCGCAGCAGACCGTCTCGCGGGCCTTCCTCGCGTCCACTAATCGGACCCTCTATCGCTACCGCTTCGGTGGCGGAATGATGAGAGGCTAAGCGATGGGCCTCGTTACGACCGAAGTGCAGGGGCTGGAACCGCTCATTGCGAAGCTCCCCGACATGACCTCGGACGCCCGCATTCGGAAGGTTGGGCTCAAGGCCATCGAACCCGGCGCGAAGATCATGAAGGCCGCGATCCAGGCAGAGGCGCCGGTCGCAAAGCAGGACACGAAAGGCAAGTACGCCCACACAAAGGGCGCGCTCAAGCGTGGCGTCAGTTACAAGGCGTCCCGGACAAAGAACGTCGAGTACTGGGGCGGCACTCCTGCCATCTCAGCCTACGTCGTGGGGCCGTTCGGCAAGGGCACTTCGCAGCGGCACCTGATCGTCTCGGGCCACAAGACCACCGGGCACTTCTCGACGGCCAATCATAACCGCCAAACTGGCGCGCACTTCGCGACAGGCGGTAAGGATCGAACCGACGCTAACCCATTCGTTCAGCGAGGCGTGGACCGCTCGCAGGCGGATGCGTTCAGCGCTATCGAAAGCACCGCGAGCGAAGCCCTGGAGATCCTGGCGAATGGGTAGCAACATCGCTCTGACGATTGACATGACTGCCATCGTGGCGGCCCGCGTACAGGGCGTGGCAATGCCCAACGGCGAGATAGTCGGCGTGCGCTCGATCTACGGCTCGGGCAACAGCGGATACGCCGATCCCCTTCGATCGGGGCAGGCCGTTCAGCCCGCGAAGGAGAAGCCGCTAGAACCGCTCTGCCACATCTCGGAGATCCCCGACGCGCCCACAGTGGTGCCGCTGACGCAAGACGGCGTGGTGCAGTTCGAGTGGTCTATCCCGATGCGCCTCTACGTGCCTCGTGGGGACCTCGCCACGGTGCGGCAGACGCTCCTGCCGTTCTACGACGCCTACATGGCGGCGTTCTGGGCCGACCACACGTTGGGCGGTCTGTGCAACCTCGCTTACATCCGCAGTTTCAAGCCGGACGGCGACGACTCGTGGTGCTGGCTCGACATGGACCTATATGTACAGGAGCTGGTGACCTATGGCTAGAGACAAGCAAACACCCACCGAAGAGCCTATCGCCCCGCAGGAGCCGTCTGAGGCGGGCACGGTGGCGCCTGAGACACATGCCGATCCGTTCGCCGGCTCATGGCAGCCTAACGCCGCGATCGTCGAAGGCGTGTGGGCCGGTTTCGTGAATTACCTCTGCTCAGCCTGCCAGTACGCCAGCCTCAATGAGGCCAAGACGCAGGCCCACGTTTCAACCCACGGTCAGACATTTACAGAAGGAGCCTAGCCCATGCCAGCCACGGCGATCCCCATCATTACGCCGGTAAGAGCCGGCTCATTCATCGGCCAGCCCGCCGCGCTGAGTCTCGATTACGTCGAGACGGCATCGGGCGCAGCGGCCGGCGACACGATCCCGGCGAACGGCCTAACGCTCGTGACGGTCGATAACACCGCCGGCACGACTCAGACGTTTACCGCGACGTCCACACCGGACGCCAACGGGCGCACGCTGGACGTGGCGAGCTATTCGCAGGCGACCACAATCCGCTCGGCGCTCCTTCAGACGCAACAGGCTCCGGGCTGGCAGAACGCCGACGGCACGTTCCACTACCTGGCCTCCAACGCCGGGCAGAAGTACGCCGCGTTTTCCATCCCCGGCATCGGGGCTCCGTGGACGGGTGTCTCGGCTACGCAAGCCGGACGCACTGCCATTCAGCCCGAAATCCCGAACGGCCCCTGGTCCGGTCCTCAGAACGGTTCCCCGACGCAATGGCCCATTGGCGGCCAGCCGCAGGCCCTGGCGCTCGACTTCGTCTTCACGGCGATGGACAACGTCAACGGCAACTGCATCGTCATGAACGGCCCGCTGCTGCTGCTCTTCACGGACAGCGGCTCGGCCACCATGACCATCTCGAGCGTCCCCGATTACCTCGGACGTACGAACGACGTCACGGCCTACGCCGTGGGCTCCGGGCTCTTCTCCGCGATCTACGTCCCGGTGGTCGGCTACCGCCAGACGAATGGCTATCTGTACCTCACCGCATCCGCGGCGACCGTCAAGGTCGTTGCCTTCGCCTGCCCAGGCTGAGAAGGAGATCTAAATGCCTGTTCCCTCCCCTGTTGGCGTCAACGGTCCTGGCTTTCTATTCCAGGTCTCCGACTCCAGCGGCGTCAACTACACCACCCTGGCATTGGCGAAGGACCTCGCCGGCCCTGACGCAACGATGGGCAAGACCGACGTTTCGACCCAGGACATGAGCGGCAAGACGCGGCTCTACGATCCCGAGCTCGTGGACCCCGGAACCATCGCCGGAACCCTCGTGTTCCGTGCTGACAACGCGACGCACGCCGCGATGTTCGCCAACCTCAAAGTCGGCCAGTTCCTCAACTACAAGCGGTACCTCGATCCCGCGGGAACCCACTACCTCTCCGGTTCCGGGTTCTTTTCCAAGTTCGCGCCGAAGTCTCCCGTTGGTGGCCCTCAGACCGCCGATGTGGAGTTCCAGACGAGCGGCGAGGCCATCTTCAACTAAGGGCAAAAGGGAGAAGCAATGACTATCGGTAGAGAGCAGGTCGAGTCGGCGCAAGACCTCCTGTGTGAGATCGTCCCCGTCCCCGAGTGGGGTGGAGACGCGCGCATGCAGGAGTTCACCGCCGACGGCAAGGCCATCTTCGCAGCGTGGGGCAAGGGCATCCAGGACAACACAGACGTGAGGTCGATTGTCGGCTTCGCGGCGCGCGTGGTTGCTCTGTCCCTGTCCAATGACGACGGGTCGCTCGTGTACCCCGACTTCGAGGAAGGCGTTACTGCACTCCTGAAGCGCAGCCCAAAGGTGCTCGACAGGCTCTCGGCCGTGGCGCTCAGGGTGTCGGGCATCGGGGCTGACGCCGTAGAGGAAACGGCGAACGACCTCCCAAACATCCCGAGCAGCTAGCCCTACTGGACCTAGCTGCTCACTTCGGCTATCCATCAATCGCAGCACTTCAGCGGGCAATGAGTCCGGGCCAGATCACGCAATGGCTGGCGTATCAACTGGTCCGGGGCCCGCTCGGACCTCAGCGAATGGACATCCTCATGGCGAGTCTCATGTCGGTCATAGCGGCCTCGGTAGGAGCGAAGATCCCGCCGGAGCAGTTCCTGCCCGAATGGCGACCGGCTCCTGAGATGACCCCGCAAGACGCGGGGGAGCTATACGACGCTGCCCTCGCAGCCTATCGCGCGGCTCACCCTGACGAGGCAGTCGAGTAATGGCGACGACCATAGGGGAGCTCCTTGTAAAACTCGGCCTCGACGGCTCGACGTACACCAAGGGCATCTCTGACGCCGAGTCGAAGACCAAGGGCTCGACCGGCAACATCGGCAAGAGCTTTGACGACGCCGGCGGCCACGTCAGCAAGTTCGGCGGGATCATGGCGGGCATCGGCGCGGGCATCGGCATGGCCGCGTTCGGCGCAGTCACCACCGGCATCGGCAAGGTCACCGACGTCCTGGGCGACGCCGAGAAGGCATACCAGGACGCGGCAGTTTCTACGGCGCAGCTCTCCACGGCTGTGGGGAACAACGTCGGCACGTGGTCCTATTACCAAGCCGGAGTCGAGAAGGGCATCGACGCTAACCTGAAGTTCGGCTTCTCTGGCGATGATCTACGGTCCTCGATGGCTATCCTCGTAGGCGTCACTGACGACGTGGGGCAGGCGCAGAAGGACCAAGCCGAGGCGATGGACCTCGCGCGCCTCAAGGGCATCGACCTCGCCTCCGCAACGAACATCGTCATGAAGGCGCAAGAGGGCAACACCGGAGCCCTCAAGAAGCTCGGCATCGCGATCGCTCCAGTCACGACGGCGATGGACAAGCTCAACGCTTCCGGCAAGAAGGTGACTCAGGCCCAGAAGGACGCGGCCAAAGCCGCCGACCTCCAGGCAACGGAGACCGCCGCCCTGACCGGCATCACGCAGCTGGCCGGCGGCCAGGCCGAGGCCTACGCCGACACGTCCGCGGGCAAGCTCGCCGCGGCTCACGCGAAGGTGACCGAGGCGATGGTCAAGCTCGGCGGGATCACGGATCAGATCGTGCAGGCCGTTATGCCGGGGCTCGCGGACGCCTTCGAGAACATCATGAACGCCGTGGGGCCGGTGCTGACGCAACTCGGCACGGCCATGCCGGGCGTCATTGCCACGGTCCAGGCCGCCATTCAGGCGCTCTCGGGCGCTCTCTCGCCGATCGTCAAGGTCTTCGCGGCCGATATACCGGGCGCAATCGATACGGTCAAGGCTGCGATCAGCGGCCTGCTGCCGTCCTTCGGATCGAGCGGAGCTGGCGGCGCGGCGTCCGGGTTGGGCAAGGATATGACCCAACTCCAGACCACGTTCTCCGCCGTCTTCGCTGACATCCAGTCCATCGTCACGGCTGCTACAGGAATTATCACGAACATCTGGAAGACGTTCGGCAGCGACATCATGGGCGCCGTCAAGGTGTACATGCAGTACATCCAAGAGACGTTTCAGAACGTCCTTGCAATCGTCCAGGGCGTCTTCGACACGTTCAGCGCGCTATTCAAGGGCGACTGGGCAGGCGTCTGGAAGGGCATCCAGGAGATATTCAGCGGTGTCTGGGCTCAGGTCGGATCGATATTCAGGGCCCTACTCAACGCGCTCCCCATCGCGCTCGACGCGTTCGGAAAGATCATCGGCGGGCTGTGGGGCAACATCTGGCACGGCCTCCAGACGGCCGCACAGAGCATCGGTAACGCGATCAACTCGGCCGTGGCGCAGTACGTCATTCAGCCGGTCAAGGACGGCTTCAACTCGCTCGTCACATTCATCATCGGCATTCCCGGCCGGATCACGTCAGCGGCCTCGGGGATGTTCGACGGCATCTGGAACGCCTTCAAGGGCGCAATCAACAACGTCATCCGCGGCTGGAATAGCCTTCACTTCTCCTTCGCGGGCTTCAACATGGGTCCACTCGGCAACGTCGCGGGCTTCAACATGAGCGTGCCGAAGATCCCCACATTGCACTCCGGCGGCATCGTTCCAGGCGCTCCCGGTACAGACGTTCTGGCGCTGCTACAGGCAGGCGAGCGCGTGACCTCGCGCGCCGACGTGGCGCGGGGTGGCGGGGCGGGCAACACGTTCTACATCACCAATCCCGTGCCCGAGCCGCCCTCGGTGTCGATGGCCCACGCAAACTTGATGCTCGCCTACTCCGGGAGGTCGGGTAACTGATGGCACGTCTCAATCAGTTCGCATTCGCCGGCCAGCTCATCAACGGGCCAAACATCCGCGTCGGCAAGATCGTGGGACAATTCGGCCTTCCGCCGCTCCGGGGCGCCAACTGGATCGCGCAGAACGCCACAGGCGAGCAGTTCGTGCCGAAGCTTCATGGCGGGCGAGACATCATCCTGCCGCTCATCGTTCGCGACACCCCCAACGGCATCTCTCAGGGTATCTTCGATATGATCGCCCGATGGGCCGCAACCCGAACGCAATCGACGCTGGCAAACATCCTCGACACCGGCACCCGGACAGGGATGGCCGAATGCACGGGCTGGACGCAAACGGACATGACCTCGGCCGGGCTGACGTTCGCCGGACTGCTGACGTTCCACCTTGCCGATCCCTGGCTGTACGGGCCGACCGTCAGCGGGAGCGTTACCCCGGTGAATGTGCTCACCTTCGGATTGCCCGTGGTCAACCCGACGGGCGCGCTGGCCCGCGCGTCAATGACTCTCGTCGTGCCGGCGATCATAAGTGGGCAACCAATCGTCGTGGCTTACTGGGGCGGGTCCGCCGTTAGTACGGTGGCCGACAACTTCGCCACGCCTTATGCCTGGACGCGGATCGAGCAGAAGCAAATCGACGCATCGGTCTACTACATCGAGCTCTGGATCGGCTCGAGCGGGGTGGGGACCACGGGCACTATCACGGTGACACCAGTGGCCGCGACTGCCATAGCCGGTGTGGCTTACCCGTTAGCCGGTGCCTCAACCGCCGCGGGACTGGCGGCCGTGGACGTTCATCTGAACGCCAACACAAACAACACGCAGACACAGACTTTGAGCATGGGGCCGGCTGCCATCGGCGAGGGGGCGATCTACCTAGGCGCGCAATTCGGCGGGGGAATCATGACGGCCCACCCCGGCTCGCCGTGGTCTTCGATCCCGCTCTACGCCCCCACGGGTGCGCACCAGGCGGACGTAGACACCTATCTCTCCCCGGCTTATGGCGTGTCCTTGTCTGCGACGTGGCAGAGCTCCCAGGTGGCCTCCGCTATATCGGCTGTCGGTGCGCTCATCAAGGGATCTGGCAACGTGGCCGCGACCCTCTCAATCCCGAACCCCGGCACGACGCGCTGCGAGAGCATGACACTCACATTCACCGGCCCGATCATCAATCCGCTGGTCGTAAATCAAAATGGCGTTAGCGTGGGGATCTTCGGGACCGTGGCCGCTGGCACGACACTCGTGATTGATACCGGCGCCTTCACCGCGCAAAACGCCGGCGTCAACGCGATCGGCTCAGTGACGCATTCGGGAGCCACGACATTCATGGTCTTGGAGCCTGGCGCGAATACCCTCACGGTCTACGGCGCGGGCTGTACGGGCTCGACGCTGCTTACCGTCTCGTTCGCGCCGCCCAACCTGTGATGAGTAACGCACAGAGCGCCCCCGACGCCATCTCCGTTCAGGTGTGGGACCCCTCCAACCCCATCGCCCCGTCGGGCATGCAGGCAATCCTCCAGAACGCCTCAGACGCCGCTTGGACGGACATGCTCGGCGCTGTGGGCTCTGGCTCGGTCAAGTGCTCCGCGTTCGACGCCAAAGCCGCAGCGGTTCAGCAGGGCAGCCTGATCAAGCTCTGTCTCGGCTCCCCGCCCGTCCCGGTGTTCGCGTTTTTCAACACCGCGCCGGTTCTGGAGATTGCCGAGGCGGGGGCCTCCGTCATCACCCTCGCCGGATCGTCGGCACTCTCCTACACCGCCCGCGCTCGAACCGATCCTCCCGGCGGTTGGGCTACGCCTGTGGGCACCACCCGAAGCTGGACCGGCGTATCGTTTGGCGGCATTTTGTTGCAGCTCATCAATGAGGCTCAGGCGCGTGGGACGATCCCAAGCCTTGTCCCACAGTTCACCCAGTACGTTGACTCTGCGGGCAACAATTGGGCTTTGGACCTTGACGTATCCATCTCCGTCGGTAGCAACCTGCAAGACGTGATCCTCAAGTTCGTGGCGTTGGGCATGGGCGTCTACATGGACCCGCAACTCAACCTGTACGCCTACATCGCCGGAGCCTACGGCGCCGACCTCACGAAGAGCGTCGTCTTCCAAGAAGGCCGCCACTTCACTGGACCTGTGGACCGCCACGGGCAGGCCATAACGGGCGGGAAGAAGCTCACCTCCATCGGTTCGGGGTTCTCTAACGCCGTACTGGCGATGGGCACCGGGGGGATCTACGAAGAGGCCACGGACCCGACCACCGCCAACCCGTACATCGGTCGCTGGGAGTCAGCGGTTGACCTGACGTCGGTGACCGGCGACACGACGCTGCTGACCAACGCCGCTACGCAGCAGATCAAGCTGACCGAGACGGCCAGCGCCGCGATCACGGTCAACCTGATCCACGACCAGAACCCCGGCGGCTATGAGCCCTACGTCTCCTGTCGGCCCGGCGATACGATCGCGCTCAATGTGCCCGGCCAGTACGCCAACGCTCCGGCCCAGATCGTGGCCTACACGATCACGCAAATCGACGGCGCGAACTACACCTGGCAGGCGAACCTCGGCTCGGTCGCTCTGCCGATCGGACTCCGTTTGGCGATGCAGGTCGCGCAAGCCGGCGGCTCGACTTCAACGATTGCATCCGGCACGATCGCCGGCAACCTCACTTTGACCAATCCGCAGGGCTTTCCGAGCGGTAAGGCGTTCCCGCTCAACCCCGCCACGGGCATGAGTTGGTTCCGCACCGACCTCGGCGAGTGGTGCCACTACGACGGGACGCACTGGCTCGGGACGCCACGGACGATTGCCCTGTCAACAGTGCAGCATCAGAGCGCCGACACCCGCCTCTATACGGCAGACCAGGCCGAGATCTACGAGTGGATCAACGCCGCTGTCGATGTCGTGGTGACGGCGCTGAACATCGGTTGCTACGACACGTGCGCCGCCCCGGCCACATCCAACTACCACCTGCTGTCCCTGATCGACGGCGCGGGCGGGACGGTCTA